ACAGGGACTTCTTAGAAAAGCTGGCATTCTTGAGGATGGTAAGGGTAGAAAAGAATTTGAAAAGGATGCAAGGGGTGAGGTACAAACCATACGAACTATTGTTGGTATGGGGGAAGGTTTCACAATTCCTGCAAATTTTAAAGTAAAATTTCAAATGCCGCCGGGTATAAGTCAAGCAACTGTAGAGGGTGGGGATAATAAAGGTAAAGTAAAAACTGGTAGTTTAGATTGGCAAACTCATATAATGAATAAATCTACCGATTCGGAGTTTAGGAATTTGTGGTACGCAGCACAAAAAAGGTCTGCTATGATGTGGCAAAAAGCTAGTAACCAAAAATATATAAGAAGTGAACAGAAAATGGATCTCTTCTGTAGCAAAGTATCAATACCAGATAAATCATTTAATCCTGCAGCCAATCGAATATATAATCATCCACAATTTATGCCGCAGAATGTTCAATATGGAACACTTACAACTGAATTTTATTGTGATGGTACTATGGACATCAAGAATTATTTTGATGCGTGGCAAAAATTAATTTATAATGACCTAACAGGAAATTTCAATTTTTATAGTGAATATATTGCTGAATTTGATATTTTTACTCGTACAACTATTGCAGCGGGCCAAAAACCCGAAAGTCCAAAAGAGGACAAAGCAGGATTGGCTGATACAATTAGTGGTGCTATAAAGGAAGGTACGGCTGCATTTAATGAAGCAACAGGAGTAGATGGCCCTAGAAGTGAAGCACAAGCAACAAATAAAATACCAGCAGTTAATTTTAGAGAAAATTATGGGGTCAGAATATTTAAATGTTGGCCCCAACTAGTATCTAGTATAGACCTTGCTCATGATGCTGGGGGAGGCATTGCTAGATTTACTGTAACATGGCAATATGAGAAATGGAATCCCTTCAAGATGGGTAATGTTGGGAATCGTAGTACTATTAATCTTGCAGTAGGAGAATTTAGGAACGAAAAGAGTGGTTTTCCATTCTTAGAAGATCTACCACCAGAGTTATCAGGCCCATTAACTGGTGCGTTGAATCAAGGAATAAATACAGGCCCCTTATCAAAGGCTTCAAGTTTATTTGGATAATTTTAACATTTTAACGTGAGTACATTATGTCTTTACCAAAAATTAATGCGCCGGAATACCGGCTGAATATACCCTCAACTGATGAGGAAATAACATATAGACCTTTTCTTGTGAAGGAAGAAAAACTTTTATTGATTGCACATGAAACAGGAGATGAAAAAGCTACCTTTTCTGCAATCAAAAAACTTATTGAAAGTTGTGTAACACAAGAATTAGCAATAGATACACTACCAATGTTTGATATAGAATATATTTTTCTAAACATTCGAGCAAAATCTGTAGGAGAAATTGCAAAATTAAAAGTCATTTGTCCAGATGATGAAAAAACAACAGTAGATGTTGAAGTTGATTTGACAAAAATTAATATTGAAATGGATGAAACACATGATGCTAGAATCCAATTAACAGATAATATTGGTTTACTAATGTCATATCCATCTTTGGATATTGTTCAAGAGCATGCTGTTTTAGGTACAGAACAACCAGTTGAACAATTATTTAAAATGGTTGCAGAATGTATGTATCAAGTTTGGGAAGGTGAAGAAGTACAAGATGCTTCAGACTTTTCGTGGGAAGAAAAAATGGAGTTTATTGAAAGTTTGAGTCATTCACAATTTGAAAAGATTCAAAATTTCTTTGAAACAATGCCTGCTTTAAAACATGAAATAAAAGTAACGAATCCTAATACAAAAGTGAAGTCAACAGTAACTTTACAAGGAATTCAATCTTTTTTCGAGTAGCCCTTTCACACTTAAGCTTGGGTAACTATTTTGATGCTATATTTCAAATGGTACAACTTCATAATTGGAGTATAACTGAAATAGAAAATATGTTGCCGTGGGAGAGGGATATATACATTGATAAATTAATTGAACATATTAAAGAAGAAAATAAAAAAATAGAAGAACAAAACAGAAAGAGACAATATGGCTGATGAAGCTTCTAAAACTAATAATATTTTAAGTCAAATAAAAGAAGGTCAAACTAAAGCTTCCGAAAAGCAAGACAAACAAACGGAGGTGGCCAAACAAGCAGCTGACGCTGCAGTAGCCACTAAAGATGCAAATGAACGCATAGAGCGATTAACAGAGAAAGTGGATGAACGAAGAAAACAAAAAGCTCTAGATGATAAAGTATCCCAAGCAGAACAACTTGAAGTATTAGAAAGACTTAATATTCATAGTGAAGAATTTGGTGATGAAATTTTATCTGATTTAAAAAAAGGAATAACATATGATGATGAACAATTAAAAGCACAATATCAATATTATGAAGATTTAAGGAAAAGAGAATCAAAAGATGACAAAGACAAACGATTAAAGGAAAAAGCAGAAGAAGAAAGATTAGCTAGTAATTTAAGAGCAGAAGAATCTTTATCTGGTATGTTAGGTTTTATGGGGTTGGCTCAAGATACTGCTGATAGAATGGCAAAGAAAGCAATGCAGATGAAAGAGTCTGTACATAAGTGGTGGGAAGATAAAAAAGAGAAAATGGCATCTGGTGCAAAGAGTATATTAGAATGGTTAATGAAGGCCGCAGGACTCGCAGCAATATGGTTAATATTCAAACTTCTAGCAAAAGTTGATTGGGAAAAACTTTATAATGATATGAAAGTATGGGTAGATCTTCTATGGACAGGACTGACTAGATTTTTAGCTTTCAAAGGCATAAAAGCATTTGTAAAATGGATGAAGGGTACAAAATATATTAGATTTATTACAGCTGCGTTTAGAAGCGTAATAAATGTGATAAAACTAGTTTTAGGTTCTGGACTTAGGGGGCTTAAAGCTATTTTTAATGTTTTAACAAAAGGTATTTTTACTGAAAAGGGGGCTATTGGAAAAAGAATTAAAAGTTTGCTTAGTTGGTTTAAAGGAGGAAAGGGAGGACTGCCTGCAAAGATTGCTGAGATGTGGAAAAAAGCAACAAGTTCACTCAAAGCTGGATTAAGTATTGCTAAGGGTTGGGGAACTTCGATAAAAAGTTTCTTTGGAAGTGCAAAGGGAAGTTTAGTAGCAAAGATTAAGAGTATATGGCAAGCTGCAACTGGTGGTGTTATGAAAGCATTAAATCCTGCCATAAATGCTATAAAAACAGCAATTAAACCAATTACTGATTTTTTCTCAACACAAAAAGGAGCAAAAGGTGCTGGTGGGATATTTACTAAAATAAAAGATGTAATGACAAAAGTAATGCCAAAGGTAGATAAGGCGATGGGTTTTGTAAAGGGGATCGCAAAAACATTTGCAAAATTCTTTGCTCCAATTACAGTATTCATGGCTGCATGGGCAGCAATCTCTGGTGGTCTTGATGAAGCAGAAAAAGAATCTGGTGGATTTCCTCAAAAAATACTTTCATTCATATCTGGTGCATTGAAAGGACTAATAGACTTTTTTGTATTTGACCTTGCAAATTTAATTCAAGATGGTATTAAATGGGCAATCGGTTGGTTCATGGGGTTGTTTGGATTTAATGAAGAAGAAATTGAAAAGGCAACAGATTTTGATTTTGTAAAACCCATAAGAGATGCAGTAATGGATGCAATAGATTGGATACGAGATTTATTTAGATTTGATGGTAAGGGAGTCGATTTTTCAAAACTTGCAAAATTTATTGATATACTTTTGTGGCCACTTAATCAGGCTATTAAATGGGTTAGAAAATTATTTGGATTTGAAGAAAAAGAAGGTGAAGAGTTCAGTTTAGGAAAACTGATAACAGATGCTTTGAATAAAATATTTGAATGGTTTGGAAAATTATTAGATTTTGACATGGGAAGTCTACTCAAATCAATCCCAGGCTATAGTTTGGTTGCTGGATTCTTTGGAGGAGATTCAAAAGAATCTTTACAAAAAGAACTTGATGAACTTAAAGCAGCTTCTGAGGCGTTGGGAGACAGAAAAGATAAAGCAGCCAATATCATTAGAAGAAATAATGCAAAAAAGGCAAGTCAAATAACGAAAGATATGTCAAAACTGCAAACAGGTGGAATGATATTGCCTGGTGGAGCAGCTATTGTAGGTGAAGGATCTATGGCAGGGGAAATGGTAATAAATGCAGGTTCTGCTGCAAAAGTTATTCCTGCAAGACAAACTGCGGAGATGTTGGCAGGAGGTGGTGGTGGACAAAACTTTGCGCCCACCACTATTGTTAATTCTGCTCCTACTTCATCTTCAACAATTATGGCTTCAAGTTCATTGAACCCAATTAGTCAAAAATACTTCAGAAGTGATTAAGCAGTTGCTAACTTCTCAAAGTACTCCATAGTATCAGATGCTCCACCACTAATTGGTTTCCCACCATCAAATGGAGGTTCAGTAGTAACATCCATATCAGATGCAACTTGTTCAGCAGTACGATTATCAACTGCCTCACCTAGTACACGTTCCATCTTCTCCTTCAACTCTGTATAAGGTTTGAAGTTAGACTCATCATGAAAAGGTTTCAACGGATACTCTGATTGATAGACCTTTTCCAAAGCCTCATCCGTATCCAAAAGTGGAGTTACAGAATCGAACTCTGACTTGTCATAGTTCCAGAAACCATC